CCTATTACAGCCTTGGTTGGCGATACACCATTAGATGATTGGCCTACACCGATGGCAACTCACGATGCTCAACCGTGGGATTGTTCATCTAGAACGCATAGTGTTTATGTCTTGGACCGATGTACACCGTGTCCTTGGTTAGCAAAGATTGATGGGGAGTTGTTCCCCGCAAAGTATTATTTCACTGTTGACTATACAGATTCAGAAATAGGAGATGACCCTGCTCAACATAAGCAGTCTCATGTTCTTGAACTTCTGGATGCAGGTGAGTGGACAGGAAATATTGTGGCTCTACCAAATAATCGTGTGAGAGTTACGCACCCTGCGTGGTTTGAGGCAGGGGAAGGAGCACCGGAGTTTCGTCCTTCTCAGTGGGTACATTATAGCAAATCTGACTTGGATTATACTCTGGATGTGAATCGTGTTTTTGACAATCTTTATAAGGAGAATCCAGATGGGTTACAAAAGAAACCGCGACAACATGAAAGAAGCCCAAAATCCAAGAAAACTAAGTGAAGGCCCACGCAAGGAACCAACTGGAAAAGTTGCTGGCAATGTGCCACCTCGGAAAGTGTATAGGGAAACAGGTAATCCCAAAGGCTTTATGTAAGCGTGAACTTAGAAACAAAATTGTTGAATGCTCTCAAAGCCAAACAGTTTGAGTTTGCTGACGAGGCTTTGAGACATCCACAAGACCGTGATGCTTTCGAGTACGGGCATCGTTGCGGAATGATGGCTGGTTATGAGGCATCAATTAACGTACTATTGCAACTTTTAGATGAGGAAAAATTTGGTGACAAAAACATATGAGAACGCAATGAAAGAGGCATTCCCCGCGATTGACGCAGGTATACAGCCTTTTGGTAGCCGTGTTCTGGTTCAAATAAGAACAGCTAAAAAGAAAACAGCAGGTGGTATAATCCTGACTACAGACACTAAAGATACCGAAAAATGGAATACACAAATCGGTAAGGTTATGTATGTTGGACCACTAGCTTTCAAAAATAGAAATACAATGGAACTATGGCCTGAAGGTAGTTGGTGTACCGATGGCGATTTTGTAAGGGTTCCCAAATACGGTGGTGACCGATGGGAAGTGCCATTAGATAAAGACCCGAATGGCGAAAAAGCCCTGTTTGTTATTTTCAATGACCTAGACATCATTGGTA